ATTGGGATGCTTCTTGTGATGCATTATATGCATGGCTAACTCCAGCCGGAGGAGCTATCGGCAATAATACTCTAAGTGATGTATTTACAGCATATATAGCAACAAGAACAAGTCTAGAATTAACTTTTGGAGTTACAAGTTCAGATACAGGGGACACTAAATATGTAGGAACAGCTTGGATGACTTCAGCAAGTTTATCAGCTCCTCAGGAAGATACAAGTACTTATTCAGTATCCTTTCAAGGAAGTGGAGTTTTGGTTCAAACAGTAGCAGCTTAGACAGTTGATTATTAATTTTAAGAGTGCTGGCCGTTGCGTTTTCTTTTCTGAGTGCGGCGGTCGGCTCCTCTTATATAAAAACTTAGAAAAAAAATGAAATACGAAATTTTAGAAATTGGAGAACATAAATTGCCAGTACGATTTGGTTTTAATGCTTTAAGGAAATTCAGCATGAAAACAGGAACAACAATGAACGAATTAAATAAACTATCATCAGGGAGTATTACTTTCAATGATGCCTTTACTTTGATTTATTGTGGAATAGAAGATGGACATAGATCAGCAAAACAAGAATTTAAGATGTCTTTAGATGATGTTACTGATATGTTTGATGGAAATATGAATTGCATGGAAAAAGCTTTTGAGATTCTTTCAAGAGCTATGAGTGATGGTGTGGGAAAAAAGCAAAAGGCCAAGAAAGTGAAGAAGAGCTAACTTGGCCAAGATTAGAACGGATAGCTTTTGGAATGCTGAGATTGGGAGTTGATGAATTTTATAATATGCTTCCTAGAGAATTTTGGAATAGAGTAGATGGGTTTTATGAACTTGAAAACATGAGGGAAAGAAATAATTGGGAGCGTACAAGATGGAGTACTTGCTATTTATTAAATATTCAAATTGCAAGAGGAAAGAGATTAAAACCAACAGATTTGATTGAATTTGAGTGGGACAAAAAAGATAGAAAAAGTGAATTTAAGAAGTTAAAAGAAAGAGCAGAATATATGAAAAAGCTTGATGAATTTGAGAAAATTAAAAAACTAGAAAATGGCGAGTAAAGCGGTAGGTTTATTGACCTTCAATTTTGGTGCTAACATGCAGGGTTTTAATCGTGCAATGAAGAAAGCAGAAAGGAAACTCAAGATGTTCGGAAAAAGAGCAATTGCAGCAGGCCGAACTCTTTCAATGGGATTAACACTTCCTATTGTGGCGCTTGGAATTGCTTCAGTTAAAGCATTTGATGCACAACAAAAAGCAGTAGCACAAGTTGAAGCTGGTTTGAAATCAACAGGAAATCAAGTTGGAATCACTTCTCAGAAATTACAAGACATGGCTGCAGATCTTCAAACAAAAACCTTATTTGGAGATGAAGAAATATTAAAAGATGCAACAGCCCAATTACTAACCTTTACAAATATTGCTGGAGAACAATTTGAAAGAACACAAGTAGCAGCTTTAGATTTAGCTTCCAGATTAGATGGAGATTTGAAAAGTTCTTCAATAATGCTAGGGAAAGCGTTAAATGATCCTGTAGCGAATCTTTCGGCTTTAAGTAGAGCTGGTATTCAATTTTCAGAAGATCAAAAAAAGACAGTTAAAACTTTAGTTCAAACAAACCGATTAGCAGATGCACAAACTCTTATACTTAATGAATTAGAAAAACAATATGGCGGTAGTGCTGCAGCTGCGGCAAAAGCTGGTTCTGGACCTATAACACAGTTAAAGAATCAACTTTCCGATATGAGTGAAGAAATTGGTCAAAGGATAGTTCCTAAATTAACAGAATTTGTGAAGTGGATTACAGAATTAGCAAAAAAGTTTGAGAGTCTTTCTCCTTTGCAAAAAGATATGATTGTTAGATTATTAGGTATAGCAGCAGCAGTAGGACCTCTTTTAATAATATTCGGAAAATTAGCTTTAGGAGTTATAGCAGTCAGAAGAGCGCTTATAGGACTCTCCACATTTTTATCAGCTAATCCTTATATTGCTTTAGCAGCTGCATTAGCATTAGTAGCTTTAGCAATGTATAAAGTATCTAGGGCTTTTAGTACACAAATAAATGTACAGAAAACTATTGCTGGAGTTGAAGCAATGGCAGCTAAGGCCACTGCATCAGATATAACAAATATCAAGTTATTAACAGGAAGGATTGAAGATGAAACTACTTCTCTTGATGATAAAAGAGAAGCATTAGTTAAATTACAAAAAGCTTATCCTGGATATTATACAGAAATTGACAACTCTTTCAAAAGTACAGTTGCCTTAACAAATGAAACGAATAGGCTAACAACTACTTTGATGGACAATGCTATGATGAATGCGGCATTGGAAAATATTACAGCTACTGCAAGTAGACTTATG